ATGTTCCGTATAGATAGACCCCCCCTACCCCATCGCGCGCGACCCGTAAACACCCCGTGACTGATCCTCACGGGCTAGGAAGGCCCTGACATCCAAGGTGTCGGGGCCTTCCGCATCCCTTGGAGATGAAGTCATGGCCAGAGTCCCGAATATTCTTTGCGCTGGTGGTTGTGGTGCCCTGCTTCATGGAGGCAGAGGCTCTCTTGCCTCCGGTCTACGTACCTGCCGGTCCTGCCGCCTAGTTGGGCTTGCGCCAATCCCGGCACGAACGCGACAACCCGGCCCGTTCCGTTCTTGCGCTCTCTCAGATTGCGAGCGGAAGCACTTCGCCCTCGGCTCGTGCCGCCAGCACTACTACCAGCAGCGCGCCGCTGAGGGTAAAGACGGACGCCGCACCCACAAGGAAGTGTTGATAGGGGGAATGGTCACGACTCCCCGGGGGCGCGTCCTTCCCTGGCCGATCTCATGCGAGGTCGTGCTCCCCGCTGGACTGTGGGTGTTCTGCCCGACACATCCAGGTCAGCGCGTATTCATGGGCGGCGATGACCTGACGCACCGCTCGTGCGCCTGCGGAACGTCTGTCGAACTGAATGCCGAGGAGGCGTCATGGGTTCTCTACGAGACGCTTTCGATGGCGTCGTAGTCGCGAGCGACCAACTCAAGCCTGTCGACGCGGCGCTGGTCGAGGCGGGTCGGAAGATCGCCGACCAGATCGACTCGGTTGACGGCCTCGAGGGTGAGCCGGTCACGAAGGCGTTGTACCTGATGCCTCATCTGGTCAACATCCTCAAGGAGATGCTGGCGACCCCTGCCGCTCGGAAGGCTGCCGGTCTTGACGTGAAGGAGTCGACGGGTGGCAAGCTCGCGAACCTCCGTTCGATCGAAGGCGGCCGTAGGGCTCACACGTCCTAAGCGTCTCGGGTCTGAGACGCCTCGCGTCTTCACCCCCCCGTTGCGCCCGCTGACCCCGGAGACGTCGGCTGGCTTCTCGGTCATCGAGTTCGCCGAGAGCGTCCTCGAGATAATGCTCTATCCCTGGCAGAAGTGGCTGCTGGTTCACGCGCTCGAGCTGCTGCCCGATGGCTCGTTCCGGTTCCGCACGATCGTCGTCCTGGTGGCTCGCCAGAACGGGAAGTCGACGCTCTCGCAGGTGCTCGCGCTGTGGTGCATGTACGTGCTCGGGGTCAGGCTCGTGATCGGCACCGCACAGGATCTCGACGTCGCCAAGGAAATCTGGTCAGGCTGCGTCAACTTCGTCGAGGAGATCCCGGAACTCAACGAACTCAAGGCGNNGGTCGTCAAGAACAACGGGCAAGAGTCGCTCGAACTGACCACAGGCGAGCGGTACAAGGTNAAGGCTGCGAATCGTCGCGCCGGCCGGAGTCTGACGGCTGACCTGATCTTGCTGGACGAGTTGCGCGAGCACACGTCGTGGGATGCGTGGGGCGCGCTGACGAAGACGACGATGGCTCGTCCGAACGCGCTGGTCCTGGCCCTGTCGAACGCGGGTGATGCTGCATCGGTCGTGGCGCGGTACCTGCGCAAACTGGCGCACGCGGCGTGTGGCGACCCGGACGGGCTGAACAAGGACGACGCCCCAGACGTCTTGCCTGACGACGAAGACCTCGAGACCGACGAGGACACGCTCGGCATCTTCGAGTGGTCTGCCGTCCCGGGCTGTGATCGTTGGGACCGCGACGGGTGGGCGCAGGCTGATCCCGCGATGAACCACCCGAACGGGATTCCTGAGCGCAACATCGCCGCGGCGTGCAAGACGGACCCGGAGTGGGTGTTCCGCACCGAGGTTCTGTGCCAGTGGTCGGACGGGTCGTTGGAGGGTCCGTTCCCGCCGACGACGTGGGAGGCCGGGGTCGATCCGACGTCGGTCATCCCGGACGGCGCCGCGGTGATGTACTGCGTGGACGTGTCGTGGGACCGGTCGATGTCGTACATCGCGGTCGCCGGCAACCGCGCGGATGGCTTGCCGCACGTGGAGATCGTGGCGCAGCGCTCGGGGACCGAGTGGGTGGTGTCGCGTCACAAGCGGCCGGACGGCACCGATGAGATGCGCGGATGGTTCGCGGACCGGGCCACTGAGGCTAGCCCGATGACCGTCGTGCTACAGGCGAAGGGCGCCCCGGTGTCGTCGATGATCGACGACCTCAAGGCTGTCCCGTACCTGACCGTGCTCGAGTGGGCGGGGTCGGATCTCGGTGCCGCGTCCGGGCAGTTCTTCGACCTGGTTGTCCGCTCCAAGGTTCCCGAGGGTGAGTCGGCCCGTGAGGGCTTGTGCCACCGCCCGCAGCCTGTCCTCGACGTCGCCGCGGGGACCGCGGTCACGAAGCCGCTGGGTGANTCGTGGGTGTGGAACCGCAAGGCGTCACCGAACGACGCCGCCCCGCTNGTNGCCGCTACCGGTGCCGTCTGGGGTGCGATGCAACACACCGAGGTCCCGTTCGTTTCCGCGTATGAATCGGCAGGAGTCGGGGTGATCTAGTGGGCGTGTTCGATTTCCTCAAGCGGCTCAANGGTTCGCCGGCCACCTACCAGGGCCAAGAGGTCACCTACGGCCCGAGCCTCATCCACGACGAGGTGCTCGGCATGGCGCCCGCCGAGATTTGGCGCACGCAGCCGCACCTGCGCACCGTGGTCACGTTCATTGCCCGCAACATCGCGCAGCTCGGCCTCCACTCGTTCCAGCGCAGCGGCGAGGCTGACCGTCAGCGTCTTCGTGACGGCGCCCTGGTCCAGACGCTCGCACGTCCGAACGCGAAGACGACGACCTACGAGCTGGTCTTCGGGATCGTAGCCGACCTGGCGCTCTATGACGTCGCGTACCTGCACTTCGTCAATGACGCGAACGCGCCCTCTGAGTGGTCGTTGTACCGGCTTCCGCCCGCATGGGTGACACCGATGGGTGGCGACGCGTTCGGCTTCGCTCAGTACAAGGTGCAGGCCATCGGCGGCGTGAACGCGGTCTTCCTCGCGGCTGAGAAGGTCATCGACTTCCACGGGTGGAACCCGGACGATGCCCGCTACGGGGCATCGCCGGTGGGCGCGCTCAAGGCGATCCTGGCCGAGCAGATGATGGCTGTGGCGCACCGCCAGCAGGTGTGGCAGCGCGGCGGGCGGGTCTCGACTGTCATCCAGCGGCCGAAAGAGGCGACGTGGTCGCCGGAGGCGCGCGAGACGTTCCGCACGGACTGGAACTCAAAGTTCACGGGTGAGGGTTCGCAGGTTGGCGGCACGCCGATCCTCGAGGACGGCATGACGATCAGCAAGCTCGATTTCAACGCGCACGAGCAGCAGTTCGTGGAGGCTGCGAAACTCGCGCTCGCCACCGTGGCGGGTGTCTTCCATGTCAACCCGACGATGCTCGGGGACAACTCGGGGGCGAACTACTCGAACGTCCGCGAGTTCCGGTCGATGCTCTACGGAGACACCCTCGGCCCGGTGCTGGCGCAGATCCAGGACCGCATGAACACGTTCCTCGTGCCGATCCTCGACCCTCGCCCTGGCGTCTACGTCGAGTTCAACATCGCCGCGAAGATGCAGGGCAACTTCGAGGAGCAGACCGCGGCGCTCTCGACGTCGGTGGGCGCCCCGTACATGCTGCGGTCTGAGGCTCGCGCCCGGATGAACCTTCCGAGCATCCCGGACGCGGACACCCTCGTGGTGCCATTGAACGTCCTGGTGGGCGGGCAGGCGTCGCCGCGTGATTCGGTCCCGCCGAAGTCCGCACCCGCCCTGATCGTCCCGTCCGAGCGGCACGTCAAGGCGCGTGCCCCGCAGGCGCACGAAGACAAGTACGCCGAGGTGGTGCACAAGTTCTTCCGCCGCCAGAGCGCTGTCGTGAAGACGCGGCTCGGCGTGAAGGCTGCGGACGACTACTGGGACGAGGAGCGGTGGGACGGCGAACTCTCTGACGACCTCTACAGGCTCGCGGTGCAGGTGACGACGCAGGTCTCGGCGAAGGTGCTCGACTCGATCGGGTTCGCCCCTGACGCCTACGACGTCGACCGCACGCTCGCGTGGCTCAAGGAGGTGTCCGACCGTTCGGCCAAGTCGATCAATGCGGCCACGAGGGCGCAGATCGACGCGGCCCTAGCCGGGGATGACCCGTCCAGCGCGGTGACGAACGTGTTCGACGTCGCGGAGAGTTCGCGCTCGGCCGAGATCGCGGTGTCAGCGGTCACGATGCTGACTTCCACGGGTGGAACCCGGACGATGCCCGCTACGGGGCGTCGCCGGTGGGCGCGCTCAAGGCGATCCT